TTGGTTGCACGACCCAATGCTAAAACCCAATCAGCATCATAAGCAATTTGTCTTGACCATGCTGTTTGTGCAAGTGTTGGAACTGTAGATAAATCTTTTACATCGTCTGGTGTAGCAGATGAGATAGCAATAATAGGAACTTCTTCACTAATAGCCATTAGTTTAAGTTCACGAGAAAGATTCTTCATCTTTACCGTTTCATTATCAGCCTTTTGGTTTGGACTCATCAATTGCAAATAATCAACTACAACAAAGTCTGGCTTATACTGATCAATCTTTCCACGAATAACTGATGGATTTACTTCACCGCCAGAATCATTAGAAATAATATGAAACTGTGGACGACCATCAATTCTATCGGTATGCCACTTCTTCATCATATCAAGTTCAACTTCACCATTTGATAGTTTACGGTGTGACCAAAGACCTTCACCCATAATTGTAAATACACGATTACGAACTTCTGTCTCACTCATCTCAAGAGAAATAATTAGAGGTGTCTTACCTTGTTTCCAAGCCTGTACAGCAAAGTATAAAGCCATCCATGACTTTCCAATACCTGGATATGCAAGGAAGACTCCAAGTTGTCCTGGCATAATTCCAGAAGGAAGATAATTGTCAAAACCTGGCAAGCCTGTTTTAATTCCTCTATTGCCTAATGCTTGCTGCTCTTTTACTTGCTCAAAGTATGCAATAGCAGAATCAATATCTGTTGCATCAATATCACGAATTGCAGAAGTATTCTTTTTTAGTTGTGATGTTTTTGTAATTAGTTCTTCTAGTGCTGTTGTACCTTGACCATTTTGAACTTCACCTGCTGCTGATCTAAGTATATCTTTTAGGCTGTCATTAAGATACTCTGTCTGTAGTTCTTCAAGATGATGCTTTGTTGCACCAATTCCTTGTACTGGCTGAAAGTCTCTAAACTTTTCTACAACCAATGATGTTGGAGGAACTGTCCCATTGTTTTCTGCATAAAGTCTAATAAAATTCCACACATCATTATGTGTACGAAGTAATGTTTCTACATTTGCCTGAAGCAAAACATGAAGTTGTTTGTCTGCTAGGACTGCGGAGATTACTTTTGCTTCTGTATTATTCACTCAGCCACTCCTTTGCTTTCCTTCTTAGTTCTGCTCTTTGTTTAATATCTTCTTCTACTTCTAGTTTACCATTAAGAATTTTTTCTGCATTGTAAGCAAAATAATTCCACGAAGGTTCTTGGGCAATAGAAAAATAATATTCTAAAAGATCATAGCATTGAGAAATTCCATAAGACTCAACCAATGCATCTGCAGCCCATTGTTCAACGTTTAGGTTAATGTTAGACTTACGCTCATACCGTTGCGTATAAAACTTATTGTAGCGACTGAGCAAAGCCATTCTGTCTTTGCGCTCAGCCATTACTCTTCTAGTTCTACCTTAGCCTCATTAATTTTTTCGGTTAGTTTATCTTCAACAAACTTGTAGACTCTTTCAAAAGCCTCATTTGTTGTTTCACCATCACGCTTACTATCAACTACGCCAAGATCAAGTCTAAGCGATTGAAAGTTACCTAGATTAAGTGTATAGCCTAGTGTTACGTTTACTTTTGTTGAATCGTTTTCCATTACCCACCTATTTTCATTGTTAAATACTTTCCGACCATACTGGAATAAATCTGCCGTCTTCTGTCTTTGTATATGTAAGTATACCGTCTCCCATGCGTCTTGTCAACTCTTGTGTTGTAGGAGTCATATTATTTGTTATCAATCCATCTTTTCTTGGTTGTCCAATATGTATACTTGCAAGTATAGCACGGATCTCTTTTACTTGAGATTCAGAGTAATATGCTCTTACTTGCCAACCAGTTTTACCGCCAACTCTTGATCCAGTTGGAGGAGGTATTGTTCCTGATTTAATTAATCTTGGTAAATATTTTCTATGCCTATTGACAAGAATAGCAGTTTCTGATATAGTATACGCTCTTTCTCTATTTCTTCTAAAGTCAGTACGCAAACAAGTTTCAATTCTATCTTTTGTAATATTGTAAAAAGAAACCATTCCAGTTGATCTAGAACTATGATGAATTCTAACTAAGTCATTATTCAAAAACCAAATTTTTTGGTTTCCCTTGATTACAGTGGACTTATTGTACTCTTCGCTCTGTATTTTTCGTTTAGCAGTAGCCATCTGCCCTCCTTGCTGTCCTGTGGGGGATGATAAAACTTTCTTTCACCACAGCGAACACAATAAGTTTCAACATGCATTTGAGAAGTATACTGTCTATCAATAAAAGTTCTTCCATTGCATTTTTTGCAAAAAATCATCTCTACCCTTTGTTTTTCTTAGTTTGGTATACCAATAATAATTAGGTGAACTGCCAAAGATAAATCTCCAGAAGCACCAAATCTAACAACACCCTCAACCTTGCTTGTTGTAATTGTTTTTAAAATTACGGAAACATTTTGACCAGCAGGTGTATTTCCAATGTTGTATGGTGTTGCTGACACAATTGGAGAATATTTAAAATCATCAAAAGTATAAGAAAAAGAAACTTCAGATGCCGCTGTTACTGTAGCATTATTTGCAACCTGAACATATCCACCAATCATTTTTGTTTCTGAAGTTTTAATGCTTTGTGCTCCAGAAACTCCATTGTTTATTGTTGTATAGTTATAGGTTGCTGAAGAAACTTGCGTTGCAAGTTCATTTACTGTTTCAGCAAGTTGATAGATGTATGTTACATCTAGTGGTTGCCCTCTTTCGGGTAGCGGTACTTTAGCCATTATCTCTCCATTATATCACTAAATCGTGTGTGGTCCATCTTCATAAACCAGCAATGTATCAAAATCTCTTGTTATTTTATTTCCTTTTAAGTATACTTCTAGTGACACCTTATTAGGTTGGCTTGGTTGTTCAATTCCGTTAATTGAATAGGTTGATGGAATTGGAAAAGATATGCCTGTTCCATCTATTCTTTGCTTATATATCCAGTCCCCTCCATCACCTCTGTCCCATTTTACCCAAACATCATATTCATGGGCTTGTCTTATATATTTAGAATTTTTATTAATTGTCACAACGTCCCATGAAAATACTGCAATTGATCCATTCTTATTAAAACTAATTAACCCTGGCTCATAAGTAAACCCAGAATCTACAACGAAAGATGGTGACCAATGAGATGCTCTGTTTTTATCTTCAGAAACAACCCTATATCTTACCTCATATCCATTAGTTTCTGGATTAATTGCTGGCAATTCATTGTTTAAAATAATTGCTTTTTTAATACCAGAGTCTGCCATTATGAAACACCTATTGAAAATCTAAACTCAACAAAACTTGTTGTGTTTGGTGACTTTATAATGGTTGTTGAGTCTGTATTTTTTATCACTGAATACCCTGTTAGTCCATATAAAGGATTAGTTGTAGCAACATTTTCTAATCTCATGGCATCAAGTGCAATATAAAAATCATCTGAAATAGTATTGCTAACAAAAGTAGAAGCATAAACCTTAATTACAGAAACAGAGTTCCAAGTAAAGTTGGGGCTTGTGTATAATTCTTGTAATTGTTTTGTAACTAAACAATAACGATTATTATTTAAGTCATACTGCCCTTCTCCAGTTCCCTTTACTATGTCTGCTTCAAACCTAGCATACTCACCATCTACCTGGTCTGAAGATGCAAACTCAACAAGAACTCTTGCATTATCTGGAGATGCACTAGAAGTACCATCTTTATTGATAATAGAAAATACTAACTTTAATTCATCAATTGGAGAGTTTTTATCAAAATCAAGTAATGTGCCAGCGAGGTGAATATGGTTTGATCCATTTTCAATATAAAAATGTTTAACTGTGGTTGATCCACCAGAAACATAACTTCCTATTTGGTCGCTTAAAAGAGTAAAAGTTGTTGGTGACGGAACAGTTGAAACAGAACCAGATATATTATAGTTTACTGGATTTACTCCAGTTACTGTTACAGTATCCCCAACTGAAAGATTGTGATCTTTTGATGTTGTATAAGTAATTAATGTTCCATTGCCAGAAACATTTGTTAGTGAAACGCTTTTTGTTAGGTTTGCATCTGAGCCATTAATGAGAATAATATTATTTAAAAATCTACATCTTTCATATCTTTCAGCACGAGTGGTTTTATAAAAAATACTATTGTCTGCATTGGTTTGAAAAACAATATTTTCTGTTGCAATAATGTTGTCATCATTTGGTGAGTCTAATGCTTCAGTTATCGTATCTATAGCGGTTGTTGCTAAATTTGTATGATGTTGCCAATTCTCTGTCTGTGTAAAGGCAAGGACTGTCTTGCTATCATATGCGCCTGCTGCCGAATTTGATCCCGCAGAAAAAATACCAATCTCCGAAATCTCATATCTTTCTTCGCTTGGAAGTTCTGCTGTTAAAACTAACTTTGAAACCCCATCCTCATTAACAAACCCTCTAGAAGAAATTGGCACTCTTAACATCTCAAAATCCAGGCTTGTTTTGTTTGAGTAGTCTCCATATGGGTTACCAGTTAAAAGTGGCTTAGAACCGCATCCAAGGGCTATATAGGACGCAAAAGCGGGTGCCTGTCCAAGCAAATATTTTCCTATAATATTTTTACCAGTATTAGTTATCATTATATCTCCGTCTCATATATTGTACCACTTAACGCTATTTCAATTTCAATTTGTTCATCACTGTTTAAATTAACACTTTCAATGACTAAATTTCCTTCAGGGCTAATATACACGGGATTGTTGTCGGAAGAAGTGCTTTCTGTTGGAGTTCTATTTTCAAGTTTAATTGCAAAGCCAGAAAAAAATTTATCGGATGTCTTTTGTAGCCCAACAATGTTATTTGGGTTATATTCTTGATTAATTGACACCAAGTTTTTAATTGGCTGGTATGATATTTTTTGTCCATTAATTGTATCTGTTCTTGCAATGCTAATTAATTCTTGTCCGCCAATATTTTCAAATATTAAATCTGCCATAATTTCTATTGGTATTGAGGAATCATCAAATAAAACAATATCTGGAGTTGCAGTTTTTATTGGGTTTGTTATTGTTTTTATAACAGAAGATGTAGCAGTTATCGTTGGGGTTGGAGGAGTTGCAGCAACTGGAGCAGGTGCTGGTTGATTTTGTGGAACAATATTTTGCACTGGTGCAGGAGACTCATAATAAGTGGGAGACTCAGAATAACTTTGTGGAATAACGGCTGAACTTGATCCCTGTGCTTGTTTAATTATTTCTAGTGCTTGCTCTACCCCAGTATCTGCTTGAACTGCAGCAAGAGCATTTCTAACATCTTGTTCTTCTTTAGATATTAAACCAGCCCTTCTAAGCATTCTTGTATCAGATTCATCATATCCCCCGCCATCATGCATGGGTCCATAATATCTCACATTACACCTCACTCAAATACAAAGCCATAGAAGGACCTTCTGAACTTCTTGAATACTCAATATTATATATTATAAACCTTGAAGATGTTGAAGAAATCATATTTACATTATTATTATCTTTATAATCAACTGTAACAATATCTCCAAGTTGTAAAGTTGGATTTGCAAAAACATTTAATCCAATATTTTTTTTAGGAGTCATCAATTTTTCAGTGATCCAACCCATTAATGCGTTAGCATCATCTTCTGTTTGTATATACGGGGTATCAATGCTAAAATCATTTTTACCATAAGTAAGCCTGCTCAACTTAATATTGTCATATTTTTGTTGCTCAATTAATGGAGAATATACAACTGATGTTCCTTTTAGTTCTGGATCAGACAAGTTACTTCGTTTACTATAATATTCGTCAACGCTTAATGTATGTGTAGTATCTTGAGTAAATGTAATGCCTTGAATTCTTAAATAGTTTCCACTTGTTTCATCAAGAACAAGTGATTTATCAGTTGAATTAAATATTAAAAATTCTGCCCCATATGAATCTGCGTAAAAACCAGAAACAACGTAGCCCTTAATTCTGTTAAAAGTTGGAGAAAGTTTTGCATAAAGTGCTGGATATGCACGATCATATTTAATATTAAAGTATGAACACTCTCTCATGATTGATCCAAATTCTTCAAAGTACATATTATACTTTGGAGGTTGTTGGGCACTTATGCCAGATAAATAAGTGGATTGAACAACTCCACTCATTGCATATTTCCTAAATGACTCATTAAGGTTTATTTCGTTATCGCCAAATAATCCAGTTTCTTTAACGTATGCAGAAGAATTTTCTGTTTGACCAAAAACTCTTTGTATTGCTGGAGATATGGTTGATATTGTATTTTGAGAATAATTTTTTGATATCGCATAAATATTTTCAAACATACATCTTGATGAACCACGAACAAATAAAGCCATGTTGTTGTATACTGGAAGTGGATCATTATCATCAACTACCTTAATTAGTTTATTGTTAACATATAAATAAAATCTTCTTTTAGTTCCGATATTTTCATATTCTATTGATAGGTCATAAACTGTTGGATTCTCTTCGCCAGTCATTCTATACTGTCCAGTGAAGTTTCCATCATCTACTAAAATACTTGATAGGCCACCCCAAAGTTTAACTGGTATTGCCTTAGAACTTCCAGACTCTTTCTTAATCTTATAGAATATAATATTATGAATTTGTATTTCACTTTGTCCCTGAGAATTAATATTTAAATAAGATTCAACGTTATTTTCAGTTAATGCAACTATTTCAAAATAATACCCGTTGTTTGTTTCTGGATTAATCATTACTGCTAATCCACCAGATCCGCCTCCAATTGTTACGCTTTGGCTTGGATTTGATCCATTAACTTGATAGTATGAGGTTGAACCAAAAGGAGTTTGAAAACGTTGTAAATTATTTTCAACTTTTCCAACAATACGCATTCTTGTTCCAAAATGTCTATAGGCATTATCAAGATTTTTGTAAACATAAGAAACATAATTTAATGGAACCTCTGTAGTTTTAAAAGAAGGGCCATTCATTACTAAAGCAGAAGACTGTATTGTTCCAGACTGAGTTGACTGAAAGGAGTTAACGGTTGTTTCTGTTTTATTAGAAACTGCCATAAAATTTTTAATAACACCATTTCTGGTTGTTTGTTTTGATATAGTGTTATTTACTCCAGCAGATCCTACTTCTGTTGATGGTAAGGTTGGATCAATCTCTGTTGTAAATAAATAATTTGAACTCATTTCGCATGCTCTTACATAGTCATTATTTGACCAGTACGACGGTAATCCAGATGAATGATTACTTATTGTTGTTCCAAACTGTGCTCTTCCGTGGGATTCAACTTCACCATTTTTTAATCTTGTTGTCCCGTTTGCTGTTTCATAATAAGGCTTTGAATAAATTCTAACAAGTCCCGTAGGGTAGATCTTTCCATTAAATGCAAGTGAAGAAAAATATTTTTGATACTCTTGATTACTAGAGATCCAAACATTTCCTATACCAGTAATATTAAATTCTGCTGCATCATATTTAATTATTTCTCCGTTAGAATAAAAATATCCTTGATATCTTGTAAGCCAATAAACGTTTTCTCCAAGATCTATAACGTTATTAGTTAAAATATTATTTACAACTGTTGGCGCTACATTTGGTATATCTGAATTAATTGGCATTGCGCCTAATACATAGTTACCCTGTCTAGACGCTAACTCATTAATAGTTTTAGTGTTTTCTGTTCCTGCAACTTCCCACAAAAGAACTGGCTTATATATCCATGTTTTTTCTTTATCAATTAAACTAGATTGTCTTACTGAACCATATGATCTTTGAATATATCTTGTAGTATAGTTAATTTTTCCATCATTATAGATTTTTTTATCCTTAGAAGAAATCTGTAAAATGTTTGGTAAATTTCCAGAGGATTGATTCTCAATGACTCCTTCATCAGACTGATTATTATTACCAATTAAAACAAAGTCAGTACTTCTGTCTGTTTCTGAAGGCATTATATAATTTTTACTCATAACTATAAAATTATTATATTCGTCAAAAAACATTGCGCTTTGTGTTGATATTGCAAGTTGATTAAGAACTTCAGCAACATTTTGGTCTGGTGCTATAAAAAAATATGGAATTATTGGGTCATTATCTGACTCTGTTCTTTTAAAAGAATAGTTAGTGAATCCAATAGAATCAAGCAAAACGCTTACTGCATAACTTAAAGATACATTGGTTAAAAGAATTCTTGGCGCTGTCATTGATTCAAAGTAAAAATAAAAATCACGTAAACTAAGATTTAAAGTTGATGCAGTTACATCTGCCTGTGGCATTCCATCAGAATACAAAGTCTTAATTGGAACATAATAGTTAAAACCTTCAACATTTAGAATATTTTCATAAAAGTTAAACTTAATATTTTTTCTTATGTACTTATTGATAATGCTTGAAGTGTTTTCATAATTAAAGGATTGGTCTTCGTCAAAAATATTAACTTCGCCAGTTGATGCCAAAAGTTGTCCAACTGGTAAAGATGTATTTCCTATGTCAGATAAAACTTTTGTAATTCTATAGTCAATTACTTTATTTGATATATTTGCCACAAGTCTTGGGGACATCTCAATAAGATCAAAGGTGCAGTCAAACTTGTTCATTGTTTCAGCAACAATTCTTAATCCTTTTATATATATAAATTCTCTATAAAGGGTTGAATTATTTTCATAATCAACATAAGTTGATGGAGAAGTAAAGTCTGTTACAAAATCTGTATTATTGTTTATTGCTTCAGATCCAAGTTTCCATCCGTATACTACTGGAAAATTTTTATACTCAGAGCCGTTCCATATATAAAATGTTCCAGCATCTCCTTCATTTTCAATAACATGATAAGTATAGCCAATAATAGACTCTGATGGCAAAAGTGTAACACTTGAAATAGTTTGTGCATGAAAAAATATACCTTGGTATTCTTCTGGAATAATTGCGCCAAACTCTAATTCAATATATCCATCTGATTTAATTGCAGGTGTTCCATCATCTCTTAATGTATTTTGATCAAAAGAATAAGCATCAACCCAGTTGTTGTTTTTTAAATATTGTATTTTCCATTTTACTGGTACTGTTTTGTTTTGATCTCCATACAGAGGATCATCAATGCTTTCGGTTGATGTTTGAAATGGACCTAAATCAATATCACCAACATTTGTTTGCATTTTTACAACAATTCGGTTGGTTGGAACCTCTTCCTTATAAACAACAAATGGTACAGCATCAGAAATATAATATTCGTCTTCTACTCTAGTATTTGATATTCCATATTCTTTATTTGATTCTGTTCTGTAAGAAGTCCAATACTTAAACTGATCATATCTAGACGGCATGTAGTATCTTGGTCTTTCTGCCATATTTGCTCCAGAGTTTGCCAAATACCTTCCAGAAAAATAAAGTGGTTTGTTAATTCCAGATCGTGGTCTAAATGGAGCCAGACAATCCTGTAACGAGTAAAAAAGTTTTTCTTTTTCTTTTACTGATAAAAACATTTGAGGAATATCTTCATCTGTATATCCATTTTCAACTATAATGTTAGACTCAGTTGCTCCAGTATAATAGTTTCCAGAATCAGTTGCATCAAAACTTTGAATTAATGTAAAATATTCGCTACCTAATTCTTGTGGGCGATACCTATAATTACCAACCTTAAATATGTTATCTGGCATATTCATGTTCCACTCTACAAGAACAAGAGAGTTTAAACTTATTGTTGAAGAAGTTTCAAAATGATTTTTTAATGTTTCATCAACAAACATTTTATGCCTCTTCTAAACTAAGTGTTACATTCCAAAGATCATGATTGCTTCCACCTCGGCGAACAACAGAGTAATTAAAACTTGAAAAATAAACTTCAATAACCTGGTTATATTGATTTAAATGTAAATATGGGTTATCAGTGTTTTCAAAATTTTTATATTTGTCATATGCTAAAAACATCCAAAATGATCCTTTGTGGTTTTCATACCAATCAAGAAGTTCTGATCCGCCTGCTCCTCCGTCAGCGGTATACGGGGCTGCATCAGTTATTGAATTTTGAAAAGAAAAATTAGGGTCAGAGTCATGTGATCTTGATGGCAAGTTAGTCCATGAAACAGACATTTGTAGTTTATCTGCAATGTGATATGATCTCATTCTTCCATTAATTGTTCTTTGACGTTGTTCAATTCTTTGTGAAGTAAAATCCATTTCATTACGATTATGGTCAGATAAAACTAAGAACTGATCAATTAGATTTGGGTTAGCATCTTCTGGGTAGTTTCCACCAACCTCATACCCAGTTGGAACATACAAACCGTCAACCAGTGTTCCAGGATTCTCAGACCACAAAATACCTTGAGGTCTTTGATATTTCCTTCTTTGAGTCATGTATGCTACTGTTGCCATTACCTTTGTCCTCTAATTCTTTGGTTATCAATGTTTCTAATCTGAGTAATAACTGCCCTTGCAATATCATCTGTACTTGCATTAGTATTAGAAACGTTAACGTTTATACCATAATTATACACTGAGTTGGAGTTGTTATTTACTGATGCCACTGTTGACTTTCCAGACTGATAGGTTCCATCATTAATTGCCCTGAGATTATCAACACCAAACTTCTTTACGGCAAAGCGCTTGACAACAAATTCTCCTGGGGTAAGCATAGATGGCACTGTGTCAGTTCCACGAGAATATCCTCCGTTAGCAAAATACTTAGGTACCATTCCTCCAGATGCCAGGAATGCCATGCTGCTACTTCCGCCAGTTCTTCTATTATAATATGACTCAGTATTTGCTGCTTTTGCATATGCTGCTGCTCTTTCTGCTGCTGCTTTTTCTGCTGCAAATGCTATTGCCTGTCCAGTATATCGTGCAGATGATAAAACTCCTGCTGCTCCACCAAGGGCTTCTTTTGCTTCTGCATTATTCAATAGTGCTTCTGCCATTTTATTTGCAATAACTCCAGCAGTAAGAATGCCAGGATCTGCTCCTGTTTTTATTGAATTTATTAATTTATCAGTATCTTCTGTTACAGTTTTACGTACATCGTCAATGTTTCCTGGATTTCCTCCAGTACTTTGATTTGAAGCATTATTAGTCGCCGTACCTTTATCAGATGTTTTGGATTTTCCAGTTGCTGCACTTGCTGCTGCTGCAACTTTGACCCATGCTGCTTCAATTCCACCTACAGCAGAAATTATTTCATTAATGTCTAAAACTTGTTGGTCAAGTGCATTATTAACAGTATCAACAGCAGTTTTAATTGCTTCATATTCTGCCTGAGTATATCCATTAATCTCAAGCAATGCTTGTGCTTTTGCAATTTGTTGATCATGCGCTTCAACAATTTTATTTCTTGCATTAATTTCATCAGTCAATGCTTTTATTTGATTTTCTTCAATTGATGCAATTTTGTCAACTAGTTGCTGCCTTGTATATGTAATGCCGTTAATTGTAGTTGTAAGTGCTGCAATATCTTTAAGTTTTTGTTTTTCAAGAATATCTTTTCTTGTATTTAAAGCATCAATAGCCGATGATTCAGATGCTCTTGCTCTGTTTGAACGATACTGTTGTGCTGCCTGGGCTGCTGCTGCAATGTCTCCAGAGGTAATTGCTCCTGCCAAATCAAGTTGATCTCTTTGCTGATTTGCAATTTCTTCATTGATTTGAGAAACCTTTTGTAATGCAGATATTTGCTCATCAATAAGAGTATTCTTTTGTGTATAAGAATCATTGATTGAACTTTCAAGTTTGTCCAACACAGTAAATCCATTATTTAATACGTCAACCTGTTCTTGCAATGCCTGCTTTGCATTTTCTCTTTCTTGAGTAATAACTTGATATTGCTCAACCGACATTCCATTTGCTTTTCTAAAACTAGCCATTCCCTTAGCAATAATTTTTGCATTTTCAGCAGCAAACTTTTGTCCCATTTTATCTGATTCAGATTCTTGCAACTGCTGTAATTCAAATAGTAAGTCCTTATATTCTTTTGCAGACTTAATCATATTAGGGAATTCATCTTGTATCTTTCCAGTTGCGTCTAGTACATTTGCTGCCCAGTCTGACTTTCCAATAATCTGCAAAATTGTTTCAAATTCAATTCCAGAATCTTTTAACTTTTTAAATGCATCTATTTGCATTTTAATTTGAGAGTTTTCTTGGAATTGTTTTGCGGTAGTTTCTCTATTTAGTAAATCTCTTCTTTCTTTATTTATTGAAACAAGAGATTCAAGTTCTTCTTTTGAATAAATAACTCCATTAGCAATATCTCCTACTAAAGATTGATTCTTTAATAAATCAAGTGTTTCTGCTGCAGTAAACTTATACTGCTTAGCAACATCAGTTAATCTCCAATATGCATTAACACGATCTCTGATTTCATCATTTGATTTCTTTTCATCTTCAATATATTGTCCAATAGTATTAGTTTTAAATGCACTATTGATATCAATAAAGTCTTGCTTTAGTCCAGTTATTCTTCCTTCTTTGCCAACCTTAAATAATGTTTTTGCCCAAATATTAAATTGTTCTGGGTCCATGTTCATCAAAATTTCACGGAAGTCATCAGATAAGCCACCAACATTGCCAGCAAGAGCAAGTTGATCAATTTGCTTAATTGCACCTAGTTGTTTGTCAAGAGACTTATTGCTTTTTACGCTTCCCCCGCCTTGTCCAGAAATATCTCCGCTAAGGAATTTTTGGATTGACTTTAATGGATTTAAAGCATCTATTGATGAATCTTTTACAAGTTTAAGTTTTTGTGCAAGGTCAACTAGCCAGGAGTTATCTTTCTTGGTTCCTTCACCACCTGCTGCTCCCCCACCTGACTTAGATGTGCTTGGTATAGAGGTTCCAAATATTTCAATCATTGCAATTTCTTCTGCTTTTGTTCTTATCTGTGGATTATTTTTTGCAAAAGAGTCAAGTGCAGACTTAGTAATTTTTCTTGCTTTTGGATTTGCTTTTCTATATGCAGCAAGAACTTCTCTATTTACGACAGTATCAAAAGAGTCTGACTTATTCAATGCTCCTAAAGTTATCATTGCTTGGAATTGTAACTCTTTAGGAAGTTTAGAAAGAGTTGTCCAACTTTCAATTGCTTTATCAAGAGTTAGATTATTTCCTGGTCCACCAGACTTTTGTTGTAAATCTACTAAAGCCTTAAGGTCAATTTTTCCATTAGGAAAAGCCTTCTTTAAAGAACCAACTTCTTTTCCAAGTCTCTTTAATGTAGGAATATCATCTTTCTGTGTTTCAAGATCTATTTCAATTCCTATGTAATCTGGAATCTTTATAAGTTCTTCAAGTCCAGAATATATATCGTTGGCAGATGCTTCATCTAAATTCTTAATTGCAAAAAGAATATTTTTTTGATTATTTACATTTGGAATAAATTCCAAAATAGTTGCAAGTCTTCCTAAGCCTTCTGTTCCTTGAACATTTAGTATTGTATTAATTGTTCTATCAATATTCTTTTCGCCTGTAGCAAGAAGTGTTGTTGTTAATGCTTTTGCCTGAGTCACTGTCATTTGATCAGAATTAACTAAAGTCATTATTTCAATTTGTGCTTTTGCAGTTGTTCCTTCTAGTTGTTTTGTGAGTGATTCTGCTTGAGCCTTTTGGTATGGATCATCCTTAAACTTATTCAATAGTTGCTGCTTAAATGCTCCAGCATATTTATTTTTGCCTTCTTGTGTTCCTATTTGGTCAATATAGTCTGCAGCAGTTTTTGCTTGTGCTGCTTGGCTTGCTCTTAGTGTTGCAAGCGCTGAAGCCTTTTTGCCTTCAATTCTTGTAATTTCTACTTCAACTGCTGCTCTTTCTGCTTCTGTTTTTGCAAGTTTTTTCTTTACTTCAAGATTTGCAAGGGCAACATCATATTCTTTTGTTACTGCATCAATTCCTTGCTGTCCAGCCAATATATTTTGGGTTACTATTCCAGCAAGAGTTCCTGCATTCTTTGCAATAAACTTCTTTTCTTCTCCCTGTTGCCACTTTCTTAATAGCCACTCTGCTGTGCTTGTTATGGCAAGTGATCCTGCTGCTGCGATCAGTGCAGGTGATGCTGCTCCTGCTGTTCCTGCGGTTGCTGCTGCTGTTCCAGCAGTTGCTGCAGCAGTTGCTGCTCTTGCAGTTCTAACTGTATTTAAAATCTTTATAAAACTTGCACTTCCAACAGTTGCTGCCAAACCTTGCATTTGTGCAGTTTCGCTCCAGTTTATTGGATTACCAAGTATTGCACCGCCTGGTTGTTCATTAGCACGATTTCCTCCAACACCCTTTAACGGATTCAGTTTAATGTCTGGGCCAATTCCCTTATTTACATCTGTAATTGCTTTTTGATAATTTAAGAATATTGCTTCTTGTAAAGTTTTTCCTTCTGAAATAAGTTTTACCTGAACAGACAATGGATCTGTTACTAGGTTTTCTCCATTAGGTCCTAGAATTTCTGTTAATTTGCCACGCACATTCATCTCTAGTCTTGCATCTTTTAGATCTCTTGTTAGTTTAATTGCAATTGATTGAGCCTGTTCTGGGGTTATTACACCCTGTTGTACTGCCGTTGCTAATTGTGAGGCTACTATGCTTGCTGCTTGAGCAGTTCCAGATTCTCCAAGAGTTTTTATTGTGCTATCAAAATTTGCCTTAAATTGTTTTCCTGCTTCAGAGTTTAAGAAATTAGTTCCATAGTCCATTGAGACTGGGGTAATTTCCTTTGTTCTTCCTTCTCTTTGTGCTGCTGCTACTTGTCCCACAGAAACCTTTTGAGTATATCGTCCTAAAGCCTCAAGATTTTCTGTAGTCATTACCATTGCTTTTGCTTGTTTTTCACCATCAACTAACGACTGTTTAATTTGACTTGATTGCATTTTAAATACTGCTGAAAGACCAATCAACGATGTTGCTAAAATTTTAATAGGGCTATTAATTAATGGAAGAAGCATAGGAAGCATAGAAAGCATCATTATCTTATCCATGTTTTGTGCAACACCACTATCTGGATTCTTTGCTGCATATGCTCCTGCTACCATAGGAACCATCATGGCTGCCATACCGACACCCATCATTCTTTGACTTCGCTCCATACGCATTGCCTGTCTTGCATTTGTTCTTTGTGCTGCAGTTAATCTGGCTCCAGTTTCATCTACTTGAGGTACCCTGGAATACCCAGTCATAAATCCTCTAAAACCTCTTGTCTTGTCAGTTCCAAAATCTTTTGTTGTTTGTGTTGCTGTTTGTCCAAGTTGAGCAACTTTTGGTGTTGTTTTGTTTAACTGTGAAGCAAATCTATCAATTCTATCCCCAAGTTTTTTAACTCTTGGTTTATCAAAGAATTTGTCAATTGCTCTTCCAACTCTATCATTTGAAGAAGATGTTGGGCTTATTGGGTCTCCCCAATCGTCAGTATATTTACCGCCTGGCCTTAATGATGCTGGAACACCAAACCCAGGACCATTTTCAAAACCAGGTATTTGGTTTGACATAATTCCAGATATAAGACCGCTATATTTTTTACTTTGCTTTGCAGGAATTACCGCTTCACCAGGAGCAAGCATTGCAGGCTGAATGTCTCCCGCTCCCTTTGGACCAGGAACTGACAAAATTCCATTAGAAAGCATAAGCAATTCATCTTGCCTTGTCTTATACTTTTCATAAAAACCATCTCTAATTCTTTTTTCTAAAGCAAGCATTCCATACTTATCAAAAGAATTTGGATTCTTTTTTGATCTTAATTCTTGAAGAAATGACTCTGCTTCTCTTCTAGTAGAGATGTGTGTTCTATTTCCATTATAAAGATACACAAGATTCATTTGGTTTGTATCTTCAAAAAGATTAGATGCTACATCTTGATCTGCACTTCTTTTATTAGTTTTTGCTGCTTCTCCATGGCTTAGTGCTGGAGAAAGTCTAAACATTCCTCTATCTTGTTTTTCTGCAAGAATATCTTTAAGTCTTCTTCCTTCAATTTTTGCAGCAGGAGCAGTAAGTTTAACTAAATCATCCATAGTCATTGATGGATTATTTCTAATATACTCTTCTTCTTCCTTAAAGTATTTCTGTAATGCTAAGAATTCTTTCTTTTGAATATATCGTGTTCTGCGTGATTTTGCTGCTGAAGAAACAGCACTAGTTCTTTTTCCACCAAGAGTTGAACTAAAAATTTTACTTGCTGTTAGATCTTGTGCATTTTTTCTTGAAAGTAAGTCTGTTACATTTCTTAGCAAAATTTCATCACTATTATTTGTGTTCTTTGCTTTGAACTTACCATAGTTTTCATTATATTTTGCTTGGTCTTTTACAGAATTAAACTTTCTGGTAAACAACAAATCTCCATTAAAGAAAACATCAGTTAACTTTGGATCTTTTGCATTTGGTCTAAAGAAAAACGGTGTCATTGACGAAACATTTGATCTTGGCATAACCTGTGCAATATCTCCACCAGGAAGAGGTTTAAACCTAGTAACTCCTAATGCCCTAACAGAACCTGGAGAAGTTAAATCTATTTTTGGTTCAAAAACTTTTGCTGCAGGACCAAATATTGCAGAACCAGTTACCTTTGGTGGTGTCCAGAATCCTGGTCCACTTGCAAATCCTGGAACATTATCACTAATAATTTGAGAAATAAAACCACCATACTTAGCGGTTTGTTTTGCTGGAATGACTGATTCTCCAGGTGACAACATCGCTGGAACAATATCTCCTGCTCCTCTTGGTCCTGGAACACTTTCTGTTCCTTTTGCAAATCGTTTTGGAGCAATTCCTCTTGGAACAAATAGCCCACTGTTGTTTGCTGCAAATGAACTCATTGATGTATTTGCTTGACGATATACTGACATCAATGCACCAAGTGACTGTGCCTCTAATCTATATGCTGCAGATAGTGCTTCATGCTTTGTATAAAGTGCATTGGTTATAGATGCATTTTCTAGTTCTTCTTGTGATAAGTATTGTGTTTTTAGTGCAACATCCTGTGATCCATATGCAAGTTGCTGATAACCCTTACGCATTAAGTTAAACAGTTTTAGCATATTTGCAATACCGTTGGCAACAAGACCTACGGTCATCAAGAGAACTGGGCCAATGCCACCTATTGCAGTGATCATTAGCCCTGCAAACTTTTTAACACCTTCTGGCAAAGTAGAAAATCTATCAAGAATTTTTTGGAAAAACTCTGCAATAGGAATTACCATTTTTGCAAACATTTCTCCTATTGGAGCCATGGCAACCTTAAGTCTTTCAGCAGCCTGTGCAAGTTTATTCATTGCAGAATCTGCTTGGGTTTTCTTTTCACGTTCTGTAAGTATTGCAAGTTCTTCTGCGCTGGCTGTTGTTAGTTGCAAAACTCTGGCTGCCTGAGATCCTTCTTTTGTAAGGTTATTAAGAAGTGTACTCATTCTTGCAAATTGATACTTACCAAAAACCTTTTCAACTACTTGCGCTCTCTGCAAGTCTGTCAGTGGCTTTAATGCATTTGCAAAACCAACTACAGTATTTCTTAAGTTACCTTGATTTGCTTCAACTATACCCTTAATACTTATTCCATATTGTCCTGCTGCTTTAGTCGCTGCTTTTGTTGGGTTAATTAAAGATGCAAGACCTGACTTAAGTGCGTTAGCACCTTGTTCTGCAGAAATTCCACCTTCTTTCATTGCAGTCATAAAATATGTTAAGTCTTTAACATCTCCACCAAGTGCTTTTACGATTGGAGCAACTCTTGGGATTGCCTCTGAAACATCTTCCAAACTTAATACAGTTTGGTTTTCTGTAGCATTCAAGAAGTCAATTGTTTTTTTAAGTTCTGACCCTCTAATATCAAAAGCATTTTGCAAAGATATTGTTGTATTAAGTGCTTGCTCTTGTGTAATACCACCAAGAACTGCTAGGTCTGTAGTCTGCCTTACAATGTTTTTAAGATTTTCTCCAGTGTTACCCATTGCTGCTGCATCAGCAGCCATTTTAATTGTATCTGAAACTTTAACTCCATAAGCAGTATATTCATTTGCAAGTGCACGAATGTCTTTTAGTGCTTTTGCAGACTCACCACTTTCTGTGTATATATCTCCATATACCTTTTTAAATCTAATAACCTGTGTTTCAAGTTCTTTAAATGTTTTTATTGCTGATCCAGCAAACATGGCTAATGGTATTGTAAAACCAACCATCAACTGACGACCAGCCCACTGGGTATTCTTACCAAAGTTTAATAGTTTTGTTGAACCATCATCAATAAGTTTATTTAGTACTTGGTGACGTTGAGTAGCCAACATTAAACTAGTAGTTAAATCATTATAATTTAATGTTTTTGGCCTAAACCTCATTGAGTTCATTGCGCCCTGAGCGTCACGACCCAACTGAACATATTGCTGCTGAAGTGTTTTTACACGATTATCTATTAACTTACTTACAGTGCTAAATTCGCTACCAAAAAACTTACCGAAAGTTTTTGTAGAAGCCATTCCATATCTGTAATATTCTTTAAGAGATAACTTTCCCTTATCAAGACTATTAGCAAACTGTTCTGTAGCACTGCTCATCTTCATTGTTGATGCAGTCCAGAGTCCAGTTGCATTAACGTTGTGCATTAATGACTGGGCATATCTGCCTTGCTCACGAGCAGCAGTTGAGGTGCCAGTAATCATGGCACGGTTAAGGGCAGTTAACTCTTTTTCTAAGGCACGAAGTTGTGCCATGGCTTGAGTTGTATCAATACCTATAAAAATATTGGTATTAGTATCTCCTGCCATTAACCGTAAGCCTCCTATTTAATTATTCGTTTTGCGCTGATGAAAGTGCAATTAGTGCAGACTCAGTTAGATTAATTCCTGATGCTGCTTCAATGATTTGATATACGGTTGGAAGATCAATAATGTCCTCAAGTTTTGCAATGTCCCCCGCCACCTCTGGTGCATACTGCTTCATAGCAATTTGTACACACTCAATAAGAAGTGTCATTGACTTATCATTGTTATCTTGTACCTTTGCCAGACCTTCAAACTTCTTCATAAATTCACGAAGAAGAGAAATTTTTAGTGGTCTGATATTAACCTTAGTACCGTCAATCAAAACGATTGTTTTTTCTTCATTTACGGTAGTGCTCATCTATTTTACCCCTCCTATAAGGTTAAGTTAATTATAGCATAACAGAAGGGTCTTTTAGGTCTTCATAATCTAAGCCTAAGCCAATACCAAATCCAGCCTTTTGTGCATTAACTCCCTGCAGTGCCAAAACATCATTGGAATCATCTGTAGCACCTTTAGAAAATACTCTTGCTTTTAGGTCATCCCATTCTTTTTGTCCCTTTGTTTCTCCAGCCTGGGAATCAATATCTACTCCTTGAATTGCTGCCATAAACTTTTTTTCTTGATAACTTAATTCTCTAATTGCAGACATTGTTGCTACTAGTTCAGGCATTGATAAATTTCTTTCTAATTGGTCATAATCTTTCCAAATTCCCAACGTAAAAATTTCAGACTCAAGTTTAGCAAGATCTAGGTCTTTCCATGATGTTTTTTCATCTGACTTTATTGCCTGATCTTTTACATTTTCTTCTGAATTACTACTTACTTCTATTCCACCAGCAATATCTAAAACTTTATATACAGTTGGAAGGTCCATGTTGTCTTCAATAAGTTCTGTTGATGTTGATATTTCTGGGCAATACTGCTCCATTGCTATTCTTACGCATTCAACCAAAATAGATATGGCTTCATCTTCTGTACTTGACTCATTAACTTTATGGAAACAATCCATAAAATCTCTTAGGTATTTTATTTTTAATGGACCAAGTTCAAGTTCTCTGCCATTAATTAACTTTATTTTTTGTACATTATATATTCTAGTAGCCATTATTTCATTATACCAAACAACAAAGCCCACCTCCGAAGAGATGGGCCTGTCGTATAATCTATTAAATTATGAAGCAGGTGTCCAGGTACGATCTACGATCTTACCATATGAACCTGATGTGTCTTCTGGAAGAAGACGGAATGAAACCTCAAACATAGATGCTTCGTCACGCTTTGCTGATACTGTAACATTTTCAAT